GTCACCCATTCTTGCGTCCAGTTGTCTATGTACTTGCCGTCAAATTGTAATACAGCGTGACCACCGTTATTGTCTACATAGTGTATCTTAGCTCTAGTGGCCAATAGCTCCCAGAATTTAAACAGAGACTTTTCCGCAATGACATAGTACAAAACAGAAAGCGAATAATCTTCGCAATCCCCGCGCATTAAGCCGTCAGAGTCTTGCTTGAGAATACGCCACTGGTCGCCCTGTTCGGACTTGTACTCGAATAGCTTGTTAAAGGTTTCTAGTATCATTACTTGGCAACCCATCCAGTATTACCAGTTCCAGATTCTTTGACATATAAAGTAGTTCCTGTGCTTCCATCGGTTCTCAAGAATAAACTTCCAATAGAGGCTGAAACTGATCCTTCTGGCGTTCCAGACCCAGAAAGTATTTTACTATTTCCAGAAGATATAAATAACCCATCACTAAATCGCGGTGAAAACCCACCTTGAAAAACAACTCGACCATTATTCATGTGGACATATCGGTTATTTCCATCAAAATAATCTATATCAACATTTGTTCCAATAATTCCCGCAAGATCTACAACTCCAGCGCCAGCGCCGTAATTTCTATTACTTCGAATAATAATCTTATCAGTATTTGACGCTAAATTTATTAGGTAGTTACCGCCTCCAATTCCATTGGCAAAATTTCCAACAATATAGGTAAATACAGCATCTCCGCCTATATTTATACGGCTACCAGAACCAGTAAAACTTGAATTAACAATACGGTTTCCATCAGCATCAGCGGTGCCGTTTCCAAAAATACTAGCTCCGTAAAGTAAGTTGTTCTCAAAATAACACCCATCAATAGTGTTAAATGCAGTATTAAATTGAAGTCTTATTCCTGTGCTATTTTCTTCAATATCACAATTTAAAAATAAATTATTTAGTACTCCATAATAAGGACCGCCAAAGCCGCCGCCGCCAGTAGCAAGATCAAGGCTATCTGCTGTATCGGCTCCTATTGTATTGCTATGAATAAGACAAGAATCAAACGTATTGGCATTGGCTCCAGAATCTAAAAGTATCCCTGTAGTGTTATTATGAAACCAGCCATGCACATAAGCGTTAAAAACTCTACGCAATCTTAAACCTGTAGTGCATCCATAAATTTCAATATCTTTTAAAGTTGGGTTTCTTTGAACTCGATCTAAATAAATACCATTTGTTGCATTTGAATTTCCGTCAATACTTAAATCATGAATAGAAATATTTGTTATATAAGTTGCATCGGTTCCACTAAAATACAGCGAATTTGTTGTTCCTGATCTTGCTCTTAAAATAGATTTATTTTTCCCTTCTCCAACCAATAATGTTGAAGAATAAACATTTAGATCAGTATGAGAATACGTGCCGCGAGGAAAAAAAACTTTTCCAGAAGAATCAATCGCAGCCTGAATAGCCGCTGTATCATCGGTAACACCGTCACCTACTGCGCCAAAGTCTTTGACCGATACAGTCTCTCTTAGCTTCGTCCTTACGGTCGTATTGACTGCTCCGAGTCCTGCCGGAGTATAGGTGACTAAGTCGGCTGAAGTTTCGCCGATGGATGTGGTCTCAAAGACAATGACCTCGACCTCAGAGTTTAAAGGCGGTGCAGTAGAAAAAGTAAGGGTCGTGCCGCTTACGGTGTAGTTGTCCTTGCTTTGGTATACACCGTCGATGTATACCTGTGTGTTGTTCTCACCAACTGGGGTAGAGCTTAGCGTAAATGCAACAGTAGACCCGTTGCCTGTGTACTTATTTTGGTACGCCGCACCAAAGCGTGTGCCGACTTCTGCAATCGCCGCCTGAACATTAGTAGATGTAACGTCTACGGTAGGTGCAAAACCAATCAGGGCCGCGCCAGTTGACGCCTCAAGGTCATCAATCTCTTCTTGGATAGCAGCCTGTACGTTGGTTGAAGATATGTTCTTGTACGGTACAAACGTAATGTCAGAGGCTTCGTCGCCTGCTTCAATTATATCGTCTATCGTGCCAGCTGTTAGTCTGTGCTCAAACCTGCTGTTGGCAGGGAACGGTACAGCTGAAGTGCCCTCTTGGGCACGCACTACGGTCATGACATTGTCAGCCCGTGCTGTGACCTTAACTACCTCGTAAGCACCTGTTACGCTCACTAGGGTGGCGTAGAAATAATCGCCTGTACCCAGAATGGGGAATAATGAACCATCGCCAGAAGTGACTGTGATGCTGGTTGCTGTGCTAGATATAGCAGTTGGAATTATCGAAACAGCATTGTTTCTTACTTTGATGGCCATCAAAAATCTCCTGAAAAGAAGCAGGGGCCGAAGCCCCTTTATTAGCTAGGCGTTACAGCGTTAGTGCCATCGGCATCAACCCAAGTAGAGTTAGCATTTCCACCAGTAGCAATTTTAAGTTTGCTATTCGTAGTGTCAAAGACAACGCTACCTGCGGCTTTGTTAGCCGTGTTGATCGAGGCACTGATATCAGCAATAGTAGTAGCCACGGCAGTAGGGATCTGTAAGTACCCACCAGTAGCGTCTACGCTTCCTGTAACAACACCTGTTGCAGTTAAGTTATCAACCGTTGCGTTTATTGCAGTTAGGTTAGAATAAGTAGTGCCCTTATAAACAGACATAGTTCTCTCCTTTAATTAGGGGCCGAAGCCCCTAGTATTAGCTACAATCAGCAACAAGCACCCAGCAACGGATAACTGCGTCAGTAGGAACTGCGGTGTTCAACAACAGATCAACAGTATCAGCAGCCGTCACGATGGTTGGGTTAGCTAGGTCAGTACCAGTGAACGCAACTGTGTTAGACGCAATGTCGTTACCATAAGCGTTAGCCGCCGCAGGCGTACCACCAGTGAAGCCCAAATCAAACGTAGCCGTTGTGTTGGTAGTTTCAGCAGAAGTTACGTCGATACCGCCAGCCAGTACAACACACTTAGCAGGCAAAGGAATTACCTGAAGAGTATCAGTAGCAACAAGCGCAGCAACACCAGCCGCTGAACGAGCAGCAACGATATCAGCGAAGTCCATTTCGACCGAAACCAAAGACAAGCGGTGTAGGCCAGAATTTACGGGCAACGCGGCAGAACCTTTGTCGAAGCCCAATGAGTCAGTATATGCAGTCATTTCTAAATCTCCTAATTAACTAGGGGCCGAAGCCCCTATTTTAGCTCAAGGTTACTACAGCAGTAGACAACGCTTCAGGTTTAACAACTTTGTAGCCATACACTTGCAAGCCACGGATGATGTCACCGAAGGTGGTTTCTGAACGGAGAGTTTCCATTTCAGTCATCTGTGAAGCGAAGGTAAAGCCCATCTTGTGTCCAGCTACGACGTCATACTTTGCAGAAGCGCCTGAACCAGATACGTTCAAGTTGTGTGATACATAAACCGTGAAACGGTCGATCATACCCAAGCGGCCATTACGAACGATAGAAGTGCCGTCACCAGTAAGTGAAGCATCCTTGAGTTCAGACTTCTTGATAAGACCAGCCATACGCGCAGGGATGATGATAAAGCGGTCACTCTCAGGAGCGTTAGCTTCGTCAAGAACCGTACCCATATCAACGATCAAGTCGATAACAGAAGTGGTGCTAGAAGCGCCATCCTTAGATACAGTCAACGGAGCGCCTGAAGTACCCAAGTCGAAGCTCTGGCTAATACGACCAGCGGTCGCGCCTTTGTTCAACGCAGATATATCAGGAAGCATGTCAACCAAAACGCGCTGGTCAATCTTGATTTTCATACGCTCAGAAGCGTCTTTCGACCAAGTGTCCATCAGTTTGATATCTGACTGGATACGATCAACATCGTCTTCAACGCAAGCGAAGTACTCACCTTTGTCGATAACGAGCTGGAGCTTAGGCTTATCAGGGTTTTCAACCTGAATAGCTTGGCCCTTTACGTAGTCCTTGATGGTGATCTCGGGAGTGGTACGAATGTTAACCGTGTCACCCATGCTACGAATTTCACCTTCATAGTCAGTGTTTGCGATTGCAGCTAATACGGTTGCGTCGTAAAAGTTTTCAATCAATTTGCCCGACCAAATCTCGGGGATGAAGTTGCCGCTGTAGTTTGCGCGGCCTGAAGCTACTGGAAAGCTCATGTTAAATCTCCTTAACTAATTAACCATTTTGAATACGACCTTCGCGTTGTGCCGCGAAGATATCGCTTTCTATCCGATCACGCTCTGCCTCTTTGCCTACATACCTGCCTTTACGTACGTCCTCAAAGAATTTTTTGATATCTCCGGGTGCGTACATTTTAGCAGAGTTGTTTGTAGGTGCTCCACCGCTTTTAGCGCGGCCCGGAGCTACTTGTCTTTCGAGTTCAGAGTTAGTGACATTTTTGTTTTGAGCAACAGTTGACTTGCCAGATAACCCCGACCAAGTCTCAAAGAAGCTCGCAACACGGCGAGAGTCAAGATTCTGCTGAGCATCCTCAAGATAGGTTTGACGATTAATGCCTGTCAGTGGATCGACCTGTAACAACCAAGACTGGAAGTCGGGATTGTCATTGATGTCTCTCCAATCGGGCACTGCCGCAGTCAGGTCAGACCAAAACTGCTGTTCGGATGAAGCGGCTTGCCGCTGCGCAACCTGCTGTACTTGAGGGATGACGCTTGATTGTAACTGCTTAATGGTTCCTTCCAACTGAGCAATTTTACGTGCCGCAGCAGAAAGCTCCTCGCGAGATACCTTACGCATCATATCAATAGAATCACCATACTCCTCGATATCGCTGTCAGTGACATACTTCTCTTGGGCTGGTTCATCCTTACTAGGTTGTGCATTCATCGAAGCTAGCAACTGCTCTAACTGTTGAACGCGGTTAGTCAAATCACGATTCTGAGAATGCAGACGCGGTACTTCTGCGTTGTACATACCCTGTAGGGTCTTGTACTTCTGAACATAATCTTCTTCGGACTTAGGCTCCTCTACCTTTTGCTCCATCTTGGTAGGGGGTTGTTGTACATCTTCCTGTACAGCACTG